CATGAGTGTCGAGCGCATCGCAACCGAGATGGGGCTTGAAGATCACTGGACTCTGTACAAGTGGATTCAGACCGGCCGCATTCCGGCTACACAGATTATCCCGTTTGAGAAGGCCTGCGGCATCAATCTGGTCACCCGCTGGATGGCCGCACATACCGGCAAGCTGCTGGTCGAGATCCCGTCAGGGCGTCAGGCCACAGCTGAAGATATCCAGGAGCTGCAGACACGGCTGCACGAAGTTACTGGCCTGCTGATGCAGTTCTACGCCGGCAACGCCGAAGCCGAAGACACCTTGGCCGGCATCCAGAACGCCATGCAGGCACTGGCTTGGCATCGCGGCAACGTGCAGCAACACGCTCAACCACAACTGGAGTTTTAACCATGACCGCACAGCAGATTTTTGACGAACGCTTTGGCCGCCCACATGACCCGCGCAGTAAACCCTATAAGGCTGGCGTGCTGTATATCTTGCGCCGAAAGGCAGGCGAGATTGAGCGACAAGTGTGCCCTCATGCGACAGGTTCATCCGAAGCCGATGCCTGGTATGCCGGTGTCGATGAGGGACTTCTGTTATGGCGAGCAGAACAGCGGCAGGAGGTACAAGCATGAGCCAAAACACCTCAGGGAGTAGTAGCGCCATTCGAGCGCTGCAAGTACTCCATGCATTACGCGGGCACACGCTGGATGGCGTGAGTAATGGCGAACTTGCCAAGGGCCTTGGTGTACCGGCCCCTGCAATTACACGCGCGCTTGCTGCACTGATCAGTACAGGTTTCGCCGTAAAGCTGGATAACGGTCGATTTGCACCGAGCATTGCGCTGCTTCAGCAGGCAACTGCACATGCAGAGGAGCTGGCGCGGGCTAGCGACCGGATTAACGAATTGAAACAGCGAATTTTCGCGGGCTCACGACGGTAATAGGAATACAAGCATGGATCGTAATGATGCAATCGGCACAGAAGAGCAAAACCATGAGCTAGCACTTAATGTCCAGTCTGCTCATGACCTGCAGAACAAGAATGCGGCCTTGCAGAGCGCCTTCAGTGAGGAACAGCGGCAGAAGACTGCAGTTGTGAATCAGCGCATTGGTCGCCGCCAAATCCTAACCATGTTCGAAAGAATCGGTAATGTTACCAACTTGGTCGATCTTCAAAAAATAAAAGAATCAAAAGAATACAAAGGGTTACAGATTATTGTAGACGGTGAAACTCGCAACGTTACCACTTGGGATGACTATTGCCGTTTAGTTGAAGGTCGTTCCAGAGAGTCAATCGACCTAGATCTTCAAAACCTCAATGCCTTCGGCGAAGAGATGTTTGACTCCATGCGGCAGGTCGGCATAGGCCCTGGAACAATGCGCGCACTCCGCAAGCTACCGGAGGAGGACTTCATTCAGATTGATGAGGTCGTGAAGAGCAAGGACGAGGAGAAAATTAAAGCCACGATTCAAGATCTGCAGGAAAAGTACGCCCGAGAGAAACAGCAACTCGCCAAGGAAAAGGAACAGCTCACCAAAGAACGTGACGACGCCCATGCAGATAAGCAAGCACTCGAAGAGGTGGTCTCTGACAAAACTTCCAAAATTCTGGACCTTGAGAAACAGGTCAGCCGCAAACGCCTGGAACGCCTGCCACCAGACGAAGAGAGCCAGCAACTGCGCGAGGAAGCCAACAGCCTGTTGTTCGATACCGAAACCGCTATTCGCCAGCTGGTAGCACCGCTGGAACAGGTGGTAGCCCACGCCAACGATCACCAGCTGGATGTCGGCCACTGGCTGCGCGGGCAGCTGGACCAGCTGAGTGAAGCCACCGAGTACCTGCGTGAGCAGCTGGGCATGGTGACCTGGCAGCCATCAACCGACCCAGATCTGGATGGCGAACAGTGGGACGGCCAGGTCATTGATGCGGAGAGGACAGTGCAATGAACACCTTGGCACAGGGGCAGTTCCTGCTCGACGTGGCACAACGTGCCGAACAGGCCGGTCATGGCGGCAAGACGGAGATCTACGCCTCTGCTGCCGAGCAACTGGGTGTGAGTATCCACACGTTGTTACGCAAGCTGTCGGAGATCCGGCCCAGTACCCGTAAACGCCGTGAAGACGCGGGACAGAGCGCCTTATCACGTGATGATGCCAAGGCGATCTCGGCCTACATGATGGACAGCCGTCGCAAGAATGGTAAGCGCCTGTCCTCCCTGGAGGATGCGGTGGAGGTACTTCGGGCCAACGGTGAGATCGAGGCTGGCCGGGTGGATGATGAGACCGGCGAGTTCTGCCCGCTATCGCTGTCGGCCATCAACCGTGCCCTGTACCAGTACAACCTGCACCCGGAGCAGCTGCGCCGCCCCAGCCCCAAGCAGGTGCTGGCCAGCAAGCATCCGAACCATGTATGGCAAATCGACCCGTCGCTGTGCGTGCTCTATTACCTGCCCACCAAGGCCGGTGAAGCCCTGCAGGTGATGGACGAAGCCAAGTTCTACAAGAACAAACCGGGCAATATCCGCCGCATCGAGAAGGAGCGGGTCTGGCGTTACGTCATCACCGACCACACCAGTGGCGTGATCTTTGTGCACTACGTTCTGGGCGCCGAGAGCGGCGTCAACCTGCTGACCGCCTTTATCCGCGCCGCGATCAAGCGCGATGGTGATCCGTTCCACGGCATCCCCCAGGTGGTGATGGTCGACCCCGGCAGCGCCAACACCGGTGCGGTGTTTCGCAACGCCTGCCGGGCGCTGGGTATGCACCTGCAGGTGAACGTACCGGGACAGCCCTGGGCCAAGGGCCAGGTGGAAAAGGCCAACGATATCGTCGAGCGCTCGTTCGAGCATCGGCTGAAATTTCTGGCGCATCCGCCCACCAGCCTGGATGAGTTGAATGCCGCCGTCGAGCAGTGGATGACCTGGTTCAACGGTACCAAAACGCACAGCCGTACCGGCAAAACCCGCTATGCCGTGTGGCAGACGATCCGAGCCGACCAGCTGATCATTGCACCCGATGCCCAGGTGATTCGCGCCGTAGCCATGAGTAAGCCAGAGGTGCGCAAGGTGTCGGTACAGCTGGAGGTGAGTTTCCGTGGCCGAGCGTATTCCGTCGCCGGTATTCCCGGCGTTCAGGTGGGCATGCAGCTGGAGGTAATGCGTAACCCCTGGCACGAGGATGTGGCTGGCGTGCTCTACAAAAACGAGGACGGCCGCGAGATTGTGCAGCTGGTACAGGCACAGGAACTCAACGAATACGGCTTCCCGATGGATGCACCCGTGATCGGCGAGACCTTCCGCAGCCATGCCGATACCGCGCTGGAAACCAATCGCAAAGAGGTAGAACGCTTCTCCATGGGCGCCGGGAGCGATGCCGAGGCCGCCGAGAAGCGCAAGCGTGGCGCTACACCTTTTGCTGGTCAGCTGGACCCGATGAAACCGATTACTGATACCCAGCTGCCCGATTACCTGCCCAAGCGTGGTACTGAGCTTGATGTGCAGGCCCCAACCGTTCAGGCGCTGCGCCTGAACCATGTCGAAGCCGCCCGCCGCCTGCGCGATCGCTTGGGGGATGAATGGACGGGCGAACACTACAACTGGCTGGTTCAGCGTTATCCAGAGGGTATCACCGAGGATGACCTGCCCGGCATTGAAGCCGCCATGCGCCGATCCAAACCGACAGCGCTCAGAGCGGTTGGAGGTGAATGATGTCAATGCGACTCGATCGAGTGCTGAGTTCGTTGGACTTTTCCAAGTCTGACCTGGCCCGTCAGGTACACCTGTCTCCAGCAACGATTACGCAGCTGGTGCGTTACAACAAGTGGCCCAAGTCACGAACCGTTGAGGATTTTCAGGCCGAAATCATCGACATCCTGCGTGCCAATGGCCTGAAGCCTTATCAGGAAAAAGGGCTGTTCGAGTTTGAAAACCGTCCTCTGGCTCCAACCCAGAGGACGGCCCCAAGCCATAACCCAAACGCTGAGCAAGAGCATAACTTGGAGAGCATGATGCTACTACGCAAACAGACCCTGAAACCAGATACCAAGCGCATTTTCGGGTTGTTCCGTGACCCGTTTGCCGAGGTGCGCGCCGCTGAAGAGGTCTATCTGACGCACGATATCCGCTATGTGCGTGAGTCCATGCGTGTCGGGGCCAAGTTTGGCACCTTTATGGCGATCGTCGGTGAGTCGGGTGCCGGTAAGTCGACCCTGCGCAAGGACTTGGCCACCTGGGCAGCCAATGAGCATGACCCGATCATCCTGATTGAGCCCTACGTGCTTGGCATGGAGGAGTCCGACGAGCGTGGCAAAACGCTGAAGGCTGGTCACATCGCAGAGGCGATTATGCGAGCGGTCGCACCTGGCGACAAGATCAAGGCCAGCTCTGAAGCGCGCTTCCGCCAGTGCCATGAGGCCCTGCTGGAGAGCTTCCGCGCCGGTAACCGTCATGTGCTGATCATCGAAGAGGCCCACGGCATGCCGATCGCCACCCTCAAGCACCTGAAACGCTTCTATGAGTTGGAAGACGGCTTCAACAAGCTGCTCTCCATCATTCTAATCGGCCAGACCGAGCTGGGCCGCCGCCTGGACGAACGCAACCCGCGTGTGCGCGAGATCGTGCAGCGTTGCGAAGTCGTGACCCTGCGCCCACTGGATACTCACCTGGAAGGCTACCTGCAGCACCGCTTCAAGCTGGCAGGTGTTGACCTTGCCCAGATCATGGATGCCAACGCCATTGAGGCGCTGCGCAACAAACTTACCGGACAGGGGTTCTCCGCGCTGTACCCCCTGGCTGTGCATAACGTCGTGACGGCCGCCCTGAATGAAGCGGCCCAGCTCGGCATCCCGAAACTGACCGCTGACCTCGTGAAGGGGGTGTGACATGTCCTGGAACCATAACCGTGATCTTCAAAACCAAACCGTTAGCGAGCACATGGCTAAAGCCAGTCTTGCCATGCACACCCTGCAAGCACTGGGCCTGACCGTATTGAACATCAGCGGGATCGGCGAACGCCCCCGCATCCAGATTATCCCCGGAGCAGGGTGCAACCAGCTCAAGCCTGGTTACCGTCGCCGGTTAGTCAGTGCCGATCACCGCTATATCGAACGCGTGGCAGACGTATCCGGCTGCCTGGTGACATGGGAGGAACGCACGTGAGTTACCACATCATCAATCTGGCACAGACCCGCATGCAACAGCAGCTGGTGTTTTGGGGCGTAGGCAGCGAGCCAGACACCACAGACCCGCGCCGGGCCCTGATCGTCAACGAGGAGTACCTCAACCGTAACCTGGATCGCTACGACAACGGCCGTACCACCCGCGCAATATTAACCCGCGTTGTTGAGAGCTACACCGGCGACTGGCGTGAGCTGGTCGGCTGGCCGGTACCGGAACACGAATTGGAACAGACAGGAGATGCCGCATGAACCACGCCGTACAGCAACACATACCCGAGGGGTACATGAAAAACAGCGCCGGCCACCTGGTGCCGGTCGAAACCATCAGCGATATCGACATGGTGCGCCATGAGCTGGTGCACGAAATCACCCGCAAGGCGCTGGAACTGCAGCAGGCAATGCGCGACTTCAAGATGAACACCTTGGGCGATGTGGAAGCGTTCATCGACCTGAGCGCCGAGAAATACGGCGTCAGCATCGGTGGCAAAAAGGGCAACGTCACCCTGGTGAGCTTTGATGGCCGTTACAAGCTGCAACGCGCCATTCAGGAAAGCATCAGCTTTGACGAACGCCTGCAGGCCGCCAAGGCCCTGATCGATCAGTGCATCCACCGCTGGTCCAAGGGCAGTGCTGCCGAGATCCGTGCACTGGTGGAACATGCTTTCCAGGTCGACAAGGAAGGCAACATCAGCACCGGCCGCGTGCTGGGCCTGCGCCGCCTGTCGATCGACGATGAGCAGTGGAATCAGGCCATGACCGCCATTGCCGACAGCATCCAGATCACCGGCAGCCAAACCTACATCCGCCTGTATGAGCGTGTGGGTCAGTCTGACCAGTGGCGCGCCATCCCGCTGGATCTGGCCAAGCTCTGAGGTGCCGCCATGGACATCACCACAACTGAACAGCTGGCCCAGCAGGTGTCGTTCTTAGCCCAACTAACAGAGCAGCAGGCCCGCTCAGCCATTCAAGCTGTGGGTAGCAGCATCCTGGTTGAGGTACGTCAGGGGCGAGCTGTCGAGCTGCAAGGCTTCGGCCTGTTCGACATGGCGCCGCGTAAGGATGGCAGCAACGGCATCCGGTTTCGTCAACACAACAACGTGCGGGAGGCACTGAACCCATGAGCATTCAACTGCCAGTGACTGAAAGCGAAGTCCATGAACTGCTTGCCTGGAGTGAGGAGCATGTAGATGGCGGCACAACCGACCACGAAAGCGGTACCTACGAAGAAGGTGTTTGCGACGCCATCCGCTGGATGATGGGCCTGATTCACTCACGACCGGACGAGGTGTGATATGGATAAAAAAGTACTTGAAAAGATCAAGAAGTGCCTCGCACTCGCCGCATCCAGCAATGAGCATGAGGCATCAGCTGCGATGCGTCAGGCACAGAAACTGATGGAAATGCACGGGCTTACCAGCACGGATGTTGAGCTGTCAGCAATCCAGTCGAAAACGCAAAAAATCAGTAACAACCGCTCGCTTCCCATGTATCAGCATATGCTGATCAATATGATCAAAGATGCGTTTGGCGTCGATGCCGTTCATGAAAGTGTCCCCACCTTCGGCCGATTTGTGAGCAATGTTCGGTTTATAGGTGTAGAGGAAGCACCGGAGTTGGCGGGATATACCTTCGACGTGCTTCGACGCCAGTTGGACCGGGATCGCAAAGCGTATTTGGCCACGTTGAAGCGCTGTAAGCGAGCAACGAAGGTAAGGCGTGGCGATCTATTTGCTGAGTCATGGGTTCTGAAGGCACGTCAAAAGGTCCAAAACCTTCAGGTGCCTGCACGCCATTCGGAGCTGATAACACAGTGGAAAGCCTCTAATTATGGCCAGCTGGGGGAAGGGAAAGCAATCAGCCGTACCGACAAGTTGGCTCACAACGACTACAAGGCATCTTTACTTGGGGCCCAAGCTGGTGCGTCCGCTCGATTAAATCCAGGCATGTCTGGAGCAGCTCAGCCAAAGAGGTTGCGGTAGTGAATGCAGTGATGGCAGCAGCATTAAGCGAAACGCCCGTCAGGGCGTATGCCGGGCGTGGTTGTCCGGTACTGATGAGCAGCCAACAAGGAGAAACCTAATGCGCAAATCTGACCAGGTAGACGCCATGACCCAGGCCATGAAAACTCACTACGACCGAGCAGTCAGTAAAGCCGATGTCCAAGCTTTTCTTGATGTGTTCTCAGATCTCTGCCGCAAGAAATTGGCCGAGGATGGTGAATTCATCTTCCACGGTGTCGGCAAGTTCAGCGTGAGCGATCGCGCAGCTCGCCAAGGGCGCAACCCTTCTACGGGTGAGCCAATGACAATTGCTGCCCACAAAGGCCTGCGTTTCTCAGCATCCAAGCTGCTGAAAGACAGCCTGAATCCTAAGCAGTAAGCGAAACCTGTCCGGTTGATCCGGGCAGGTCTATCCAGCGTGGTGGCTGGGTACTGATGAGCAGCCATAAACCGGAGACACCATGAAAAAGCACGATAACCGCAAAGCCGCTCTGGCCCAGATCCACATCGCCAAAAAGCAGCTGGGACTGGATGATGACATCTACCGCGATTTGCTTGAGAGCTGGACCAGCAGCGGTGAAAAGTCAGGTAAACGAAGTGCGGCTGATCTCAATGCCAAAGAGTGCGGCATCGTTCTGGATCAATTACGTAAGATCGGCTTTCAAGGGAAGCCACGCCAGCAGGTGGCACGCCACCCAGGCACGCCTCAAAACATCGACACGACCCCCATGCTACAGAAGATCGAAGCACAGCTGGCCGATATGCAGCTCCCTTGGAGCTACGCGGATGCGATCGCAAAGCGCCAGTTCAGCATTGAGCGTGTGGGCTGGCTCAAGCGTCGCGAACATTTTGAGGCGGTTATTGCTGCACTGCATGTGGAGCAGGAAAAGCGGTCACTATGGGCAGGTGTTGAGCGTGAAATGCTGCGCCTCAGTATCACCGAGGCTGACATCGAGCGCGACTACAGACCCAGAAAAGGCTGGAAACGCAACCGTAAAGCCCTAGAACAACTGCTCAGCCTACTGAGCCAGAAGGAGGTGGTGGTATGTCACGCGAAGGATCAGTAATGGAAGAGCGGCGCAGTGAGCTGCTGGCGGATGTTCATGCCCAGGCGGCCACGATGATGCAGGAGTTCGGTATCGATGCCGCAGTGGCTGACCAGGTAGGTTGCGCGCTCGCCGATCACCTGGCCCAGAACTGGGGTGGCCAGAACTTCACAATCCCGATGGATCATCACTACCGTGTCAGCAAACGCGACCAAGAGATCTATAGTGAATTCGATGGGCGCAATCACCACGTACTCGCCCGCAAATTCAATATGAGCGTTCGGGGCATATATAAAGTCATCAAACGTGTCAGAGCAAAGGGTGATCCGGATCAGCATACACTGTTCTGATCCGGCCCCTCTCGGCCCTTCCGCTATCTGAAAATCCTTTTCAAATTCTCATACCACTCCGTGTCGACGCATCCCGCCCAATCCCACATTTTTCTCACATACCCTGGATATTTATCTCACCCCTGAACAGCATGTTTATCGCGCGCGTGTCCAGGGGGCGTACCGTACGTGAGTTCATCATCTCGGTACTGTTGGTGCCCTCGCTGGCCTGCGTGTTGTGGATGACCGTGTTTGGTACCACCGCCATCGACCAGGTGGTGAATGCGGGCTAC